GGATAACTGGTAGGCATGCTGCAATACCACCCTTAATTAAATCTCCTGGGTCAGTGTTTCCAGTCATGTAAAGAGCAATGGCTGCACCTAGAAAGTGACGACCATAGCTTGCTAACGCTGCTAGAATTTTCTCTTGCATTGTTACCTTTCCATCATTGTTTAGATCTTCTTTTGTCATAAGATCCTCCTATTTCTGGGCCCTATGCCCAGGAATTTTGGGTTTCCCCAATTCTTATTATATACCTATTAAGCGGAAATGTCTACAATCTCACAATTTCCATCTGAGGTACATGCAAGCGTCTGTGTTCCGCTTGTTCCGTCTTCTGTTTCATAGAAAGATAAATCTTCCCAACGAATTGAAGACGGCATCTTGGCAAGAAGCTCTAAGTATTCTGTTTCTGTAACTTCTTGATATGGAGCTTGCTTATATGAATGATCTGAATGCGGTAGGAATGAAATACCTGATACCTCATCAAAATGCTTATAGACCCAAGCACCAACTTCCATCCATTCATCTTCTTTTACAGATACAGTAATAGATGGCTTATGCTCACACCATTCACGCTGATATACAAGCCATGTATTTAGATGATCAATAGCTGTAAGATCATCTCTAACAATTGCACCTTCTGGTGCTTTTACAGGAAATGAAAACACATATGTGTCGTTTGGCTTCATTACATCATCTTCTACAGGAATTCCTACTTCCTTTAAGAATGTTGATAGTGGATCCTTCTTATCCCCACGAACTGTGCGGATATAGTATGGAGAATGCCATGCATGCATTCCTGATGATACGCCAGTCAACTGTGAAACAGTTCCTGAAGGCTTAACGCATGTAATTGCTGCAGACTCATTAATTCCGATCTTTGAAGATTCCTCTTTGTTTGTTACACGAGCATAGTCTCTCATATCATTTAAGAACTGCCCAAGTCCTTCCAAATCTTGTTTTCCAGACATGAACTCATGCCCAAATTGTCCAGTTATTGAAACACCTAGCAGCCTTTCCTCTTCTGTATTATCTTTCCAGATCTTACGAAGGTACTTAAAGTCTGTGAGTGTGGACTGCCATGTTCCAAGAACTGTTGCTAGTCTAATTTTGTTTTGAATATCTTTTCTAGAGTCGTGTTCTCTAATTACAACTTCGGATAAATTACAGAACTGATAAGGTCTAAGGATAATTTCTGAGCATGGGTTAGTTCCATAATGGATTTCTTCGCTTCTGCGTCCCCATTTTGCTGCCTGCTTTTGAGCAGCGGCAACATTGTATATGCCACGCTCACCAGATTTTGAGTCATATAAATTCTTCCATTCCGCAATAAACTGCTCCATCTCTGGCTTGCGAGAATATGCGACTGAGTTATTTGATAATGCACGTTGTGAATTGTTTTCCCACCAATTACCAGACTTTGCTGCTGCCATTTCAATATCATTAATATTAGACAGAGAAATCATTGCAGATCTACGAACTCCGCCAACAACTACAACTTCACCAATCTTACACATTATATCGTGAGCTTCAATAGGCTTCAACTGACGACCTGCTGCACCCTTAAACTTTGCAATTGTAAAATCAAAAAGATTAATTAATGGTTGTGGACCTGAAGAGCGACCTCCCATTGTCTTAAGACGTGCACCTGCTGGACGAAGCTTTGAAACATCTACTGCTGGAATCTGTCCCGCCCAAAGCATTGCAAGAAGTTCACGATAAGCCTTTGCCCAACCAGTCTTTGAATCTTCTACAACTATTACAGTTGTTGACTTCTCAAATGATTCTGGGACGGCAGGAAGTTTATTAACATACTTGTACTCAACAGAGAATCCAACACCAGTTCCACACATAAGAATATACATTGTTTCATCAAAAGAACGTGGTGAGTCAACTGGAACAAATGAGCAGTTGTACCCTGCAACATGGTCTCTATCGAGAGCAGGACCAGCAGTCATTACTGCTCTCATTGATGGCATTACATTTCTATCGTATACAGCATTTTTAATTTCTTCTACGAACTCAGGTTCTGGAGTATAGTTATAGTTTTGCTTAAGATGATCTAGCATAAACGCAAAATATCTATCTACTGTTTCACCCCATGTCTCTCGACGATTTTCTGCAGAAATCCATCTTGCATATCTTGATAATGCAATAAAGTTCTCATATGGGTTTTCAATAGTTCTTGACATTTTGCGTGTAAAACTCCTTCTCCGCCTTGCGGGTTAATTAAAAAAAATGAATAGATACCAATTCTACCAAACTTTATTTAGAGTGGGAAGGGGTTTTAAAATTTTTCTTCTAAATGACTAAAAGCATTCTTAGTCAACTTAATCCAATTGTATTCATCATGAATTTCAGTCGACTGGGCATAGTAATATCCAGAATATGCTCTAAAGTTTTCTGTAACATCTAGCATTTGCTTTTCTAAATGTTCTTGATCTGGCTTAAACATTTGTCCAACATGTGGGTCGCCAATTGCTTTAGGCAAAGTCTCAGTTGTGAGTTTAGACTTTAACTTTAACGGTCCTATATACTTTTCATAATGTGCCCATGGATAAGTTGTTATTACTGGCATACCAGTTGCAAGTCCTTGTAAAGGAATAAAGCCAAATCCTTCTCCCCATGTTGGATATAGCAAACAATGGTGGGTATGATAAAGATTTACAAGATTTTGGACATCATATTCATCTGTAATGATAGATATATTTGAATACTTTTCATTTGGCATAATTGCATTACCAAACTTATCATAGTATCTCAATGTATGTGAATGATGTGCTTTGATTGTTAATCTGTATTTAGGATTATTGCCAAATAACTTCGTAAAAGCTTCTAGTACATTCTCCCCGCCTTTTCTTGGCGCAGGTTCACCTATGTGCAAAAATCTAAATACGTCATCTACTTTTCTTTTGTATGGTTTCCAAATATCTTCTATACCATGTGGATAAACTGTTATATCTTTATTTACGCCATTATCTTTAAATACCTGTGCGTTCCAATCAGATGTTGCCCAAACTTCATCACAAAAATTATTATATGTATCAACCCAGTCTCTACGCATTCCAGTAGATTCCCAAGGGGTGTATCCAATTTGATATTGATTCTTGTGTAACTTAAAATGTTGAGGTTGTGTAAAGTTTAATTGTATCTGAGCTTTAGGATCTGACCATCTAACTTCATGACCTAATTTATGTAAAGAATTAACTATATTTTGTGCAGCATACCCAAATCCTACAGACGGATTTAATCCAGAACGTGGAACATACAAAGAAATACGCATTAAAATCCTAGTCAACTAGCTTGACAGTTATTTGCTGACAATGCTATTATTATAGTTCGTTATCTCTATAGGAGGAAATGCCCATGGAGAATATCAAACAACGCTTGAGCGAAGTTGCTCATAGTTGGGTGCATATAGGAATGATAACATTATTTCTATTTGGTGTCCAGCCATCAACGATGGAAAGTCAAGCAAATGCTCTGCAATCAGAAGTGGTTGTAGAGAAAAAAGAAACAGAACAACTGAAAAAAGAAACGCTGGAAAAATTCAGCAACACTGTATACAAGCCTTCGGAGATGCTTACAGATAAAGAGTTAATACAACTCCTCAAAGCTGTAGGTTTTGAAGGAAAAGCCCTTAAAACGGCTTGGGCTATTGCTAAGACAGAGTCTAATGCTAGACCACTAGCTTACAATGGTAACAGGAATACTGGAGACAGTTCCTACGGAATTTTTCAGATTAATATGTTGGGAAAACTCGGCATTGATCGGAAAGAGAAATTCGAACTGAGGTCAAATATACTTTTATTTGATCCCGTAGTAAACGCAGAGATAACGTATTACATGACACAGGGCGGAAATGACTGGAGTTCATGGTCGTCAATGAAAACAGGGGCGATGAAAGAGTGGTTAGCGAAGTTCCCTAACCAATAGGAATGGAGAAAGTCGTTGAAGATACAAACAGTATCTAAATACTTGGCTTTAGCAGAGGAAGGCCTTGTGTCTAAATTGGAATGTCCAATAGACCAGGGCCTTCTAATGCCCAACCTAGATTCAAATGATATAATTTATCTATATTGCTTATCTTGCAATTATAAAAATAATATGGGGCTAGAAGTTTATGATAGAATCGAAAGAGCCGTCCGAGAAAATACAAACTGACGGCGGACAAATAAAAGAAACAGACCAAATGGGTCGTGAAAAATTCTGGGAAGATCTAGGAAGACCTAATGACTGAAAAAGAACAATCTCAAAATATCGAAGATAACCTAGACATGGTTAATTATATTATGCTACATAGAATTTATGATGTACTAACAATTATTGCAAACAAGCTGGTGGGACCTGAAGATACATCCAAACTTATAGAATATCATGATCAAGGATTTTTACTAGGTCCCACCCCTTCTTATACACCACAAACAGATAATGAATAAGTCTTGTAAAGACTGTACAAAATGTTGTGAAGGTTATTTAACTGGAACAATTCGTGGGCATGTTATGGGAACAGAGACAGAAGATCCACATAAGCCTAAGCCATGCTTCTTTGTTGAAATAAATAGCGGATGTAAAATATATAAATCTAGACCAGTAGATCCATGTAGAGCATATAAATGTCACTGGATTATAAATCCTGAAGTTCCAGAACACTTTAAGCCCAGCATATCTAAAACAATTGTAAGCAATAAAAAGGTTAATGGAATATCTTATTTACTATTAGCAGAAGCTGGCGCTCCTCTAAATAGAGAAGTTCTAGAATGGTATCACGACTACTGCATTTCAAATAAAATAAATTTTGCTTTTAAGATTGGTAAAGAGATGCACCTTAAAGGCTCTAATGAGTTTATAGCAGCAATGAATAAATCTTATAATAAATGGTTGACTTAAAAAATCTAATATGTGATAATAATAATGCGCTGGTTGTAGCATCCCACCACTTTTGCTCCCAGCGTTTGATCGCAAGATCAGCAAGACCCATTCGGATCCGCCTCTGAATGGGTTTTGTCCTTTTTAGCGGTATAATAATAGAATGATTAGACACTCTTTAAAGACTCTATCTACAACAACTCCTACTGAGATAACAATAGAAGACTCAGTTAATGGGGTATGTACTCTTATTGTACAAAATACTGATTTATCCTCAAATGTTTATCTTGGTAATAGTTTAGTGTCGGCGGCAGACTATGGATTTATTTTATACCCAAAACAAGCATTTACTGTAGAACTTAGGCCATTTGATAGGCTATATGCAATAGGAGATGCTCCTGTTATAGTTGCATGCATGTCTATTGAGAGAGCTACATGATTCAAAGTACAGTTGGATTTACAAATCCACAAGAACCTACTCCACCGCCTGCTTATGTAAGTACAGTAAAGCATTTAGTTAAAGCTGCAGAAGAAGTTACTAAAGGTCAGGCAGTTTATATAAGTGGAACAACTGGTCAATCTGGAACTAACATGTTGGCAAGTAAGGCATCTAATAATACGGAGTCTACCTCTACAAAAACAATGGGGCTAATGGAGCAAAGCCTGGCAGTTAATGGAATTGGTTATGTTATAACAGAAGGTCTACTTACTGGAATAAATACATCTATGGCTCAACCAGGAGATCCAGTATGGTTAGGACAAAATGGTAATCTTTTATATGGACTAAATAATAAACCAAAAGCTCCACTACATTTAGTTTTTATTGGAATAGTAACACGTGCTCAGCAAAATAATGGAGAAATTTTTGTAAGACCTCAAAACGGTTTTGAATTAGACGAGCTTCATGATGTTAAAATAAATACTCCACTTGATGGGCAAACAATTCTATATAATTCTACGTCTAATCTTTGGGAAAATGGATCTATTAGAGATGAGGTTGGACTTAGCTATAAATCAGGATTTCCTGCATCAAAAACATCTACTGGTGTTACTGGTGAAATAGCAATTGATGGTACTAATGGAATTCTTTATATTTGTACATCACCAAATAACTGGCAGAAAGTTTCTTTAAACGCTGCTACATTTACTAATCCTGGCGGATTCCTATAAGAGCCTCGTAACAGATTTGAACTGTTGACCCTTCGCTTACAAGGCGAATGCTCTACCACTGAGCTAACAAGGCAAATGCCAACCACGACTTTGATTCTTAATCTAAACCATCTGTTGGCTGTTATACCTAGTTCTCGCTTCATCATCTGATTCATGAGCCTGAACGCTTTCATCAAACGGCTGGAACACGGTAAGATTCAGTATAACTATCTCCACATAGATTGTTCAGATCTATGTTTTGAGCTGGACCACCAGGGCTCGAACCTGGGACCTAGAAGTTAACAGCTTCCCGCTCTGCCGACTGAGCTATGGTCCATGAAATATTAATTATACTAAATATAGTGCGAAATGAAAAGTGCGCCCGAAAAAGTGCTGCGGCGGTAGAGAAGAACTAATCAATATATTGAACTGGTAACAATCTGTGCTTATCTATATCATATGCAGATGCAATTCGATGAAGGCCATCTAGGATCAGCTTATTATTAAATGATAGATCTACAGGTATTTGGATCCAATTAGCCTTTATGGAATCATATAGAGAATCCCTGAAATTTCTGTGAGATTCACGAAGCTTTCTTTTATATACGAGATCTTCGAGCACTGCGACAGACTCTTCAGTATATTCGAACCCAAGGTCTCGATATTCTGTAAATTCGACGGGGTCTACTCGAAAGTGCTCCTTTATCTCCTTAGCAGTTAATACAACTATCATTTTCTTTTAGCACTCTTTCTCATATGAGTCCTAATACGATGACAATTAGAACATACTATCTCACATTTGGCTATTTCTTCATCTATTTTCTTTTTTGATAGAGTAGGAATTAATTCCATTACATTCTTATGCTTAACCCCTCGAACATGGTCAAAGTCCATAACATAATAGGGATAATTCTCTCCACAGTCCATACAGGGAGACTTCTCCTTAAGATCTCTTATGTATTGCGCCAAATAAGCCTTCTGCTTGGCAATAGAGACCTTTTCAGTCTTCATCTTAGGGTCTTACCTGTAATAATGCCCATATGGCTTAATTATAGCAAGAGAATTTTTTAAACTTCCCCGCTTTTTTCATTTAAATATGCAATTGCTTTATTTAGAAGATCAGTACTATCTCTAAACTGACCAAGACCAATGTTACAGGAGTTACAGAGCCATGCTCTAAATTCTCCTGTTTCCCAGCTATGGTCTAAATACCACTTAGGAGAATCTCCACCACAAATTGGACAACGATAATCTTGCTTTGGATATTCATTTTCTTTTTTTAGTTGACTAGTAATTTTCTGAGATATAGACTGACATGGTCTACAAACAGATTTATAATGAATTTTCTTCAAGCTTGTTACAGCAATAACCATTTCTTCAATTGGTTTTTCTATTTTACATACTCTACATGTTCTAGTCATTTGCATCCCTTATAATGATTATATAGTGTCATATGTGCAAAGCCTGATCTGACTTCTATTTCCCGCCCACATTTATCACATTTAACAACTCTATTAGCCGCCATATTTAAATTATATATTACTCAATTATTCTAGTCAACTACTTTTATTGTTTAGGATTTTTGAAGAACATGAAATATAAAACCCATACTGTCAAGATAATAAATATTGATGCTTCCATTATTTGATCTTTCTACGAAATACTGCTTGTCCACCAAGTCCTCTAAAACAATAGAATTCCCAATTATCTACAGATTCATTATTTAAAAAATTTGTAAATACAGAATCATATCTATTTCCTGGAGTAAATCCTTTGATCTTCCCACGATTTTTCTTGTTAAGTCTTACAACCTTATATTCGTACATTATTCTCCTATATATTATATATTGATATCTGGGGATTTAGATTTTTTAGCAAAGCCCCCCTTTCCCCCCATTGAAAAAATTGCTACAATGTTGGATAAAAGGAGAAAGCTGACATCTGGTACATTTGAGTTCCTTAGTGTAAGCCCCCCACAAACCATGATAAGTGTACCATGTGAAAAATTGTCGAGTCAACACTTTAATAAAACTTTTTTTAGTCGACCAGTATTTTCATATTTGTAAAATGTTAATAAAAAATTTTTTTTGAGTTTTGAAAAATCCTGGTCGATTTAAAAATCAGATTTCTAAAAATGTTAATATAGATTTTATTTGTATGATCCACGATTTTAAAATGTCCGATTTGTCTAATTAGTGCGCCCATATGTGACTTAACTCACAGAAAAAACCATGTGACCTACCTCACAATGTCCTAATATGTCCGAATTGTCCCCTTGAAAATGTCAGACCCCTCATGTAGAGTTATATACATAAGAAGTTGAGAAAGTCTCAACACGAAAGGTTAGGTCAAAATGACTAACACTATAATCTCAGTAGTAGTAGAACCTACTCATGCTCTATCCTCTAGTAACACTAAGGATAACAATATCTTCCGCCTTGCTAATGGTAACTACATTAGCCGTATGGCTTATGTCTATATGGTAGCAAGTGAGAACCTTATCTCTCACAAGTACCTATCACCTAATGAGAGTAAATGGGTACTCTCTCAGAAAGTAGGTGCTTAATATGAACAAGTGCCTAAAGAATAATTGCACACATGGTGCTAAGTTTATTGACCGCTACGAAATCGTAGAGGGTCAAGTAATCCGCAAGGATAACCATAAATGGCACTTCTGCTCTACTTGCGATAAGGTAGTGCATAAGGACTACATCTTATGGCATGAGATGAAATGCAAATCGTTTCATGATTTAGCTAAAAATTGTATCGCTAAAGGTCACTACCTAAGCGGACTACATAGCGAGGGTGTGGCTTGCAATATGTGAGCAACACCACACTAAATAGACTTGAAAATGTCAGACCTATGATGTACCTTAATCTTATTAGAAACTAACAGAAAGAAGAACAATAAATGAAAATCACTTACTCAGTATGGCAAGGCTCTCTATGCAAGGGCACAGGATTTACCGCTAAGAAAATGTCAGAGGTAATGGATACAATTAAAGAACTAAACAGCACAGATGTAAAGCCTAAGTTTGAGGCGTTCATCTCTAAAGTAGAACAGGATAACAAGTAATGACTAAGTGGGATACAATTCAAGAAGATGTTAAAGATGCTTATGTTTGGATGGATGAAGAAGAACAATATGAGCAACTAGTAGAAGAAGAAGAGGATATCTTCGGCTTTACTAAGGCTATACAGATAGACCACTTAACAGATGATGAATTAGATGAAGTATTTAATATGTTTGGAGATAAGTAAATGACACTAGAACTAACTACAGAATTTCTATATATAAATTCCGATTTCTTAGGGCTATACGCTAATATCCCTACCTATTTGCTTATTGGTATCCCCGCCCTTATTTGGTCTTGGCGCTTAGCGATGCGAGATAAAGAAGAGGCGTAAATCACATACGCCTAACGGCGTGTCGATTTGACTTTGTCAGATCGGCCCGCAGTCTTTTGCGGGCGTTATCCACAGCTTTATACACAGGTGTGGAAATCCCTTAAAAATTGAGCGTAAGTTATCCACATGACCTAAATCACAAAAATAGTTTTGCGACACGCCCGAAAAACGGGTCAAAATGTCAGTGGTCTATGTTAGGATACTAGTATCAAGATTAAATAAGGTTTTAATCGTTAAAAGAAAGGTAGTTAAAATGACTACACTAAATCAAATCAGAGAGATTACTCTCGCTAATGTTTCTGCTGATGAAGCAAATCAAATCGTCTGCGTTTTTTGCTCAGACTACGCAGGAAGTTTTTACTGCGGAAATTGTAATGAATACAAGGGTTTAATGACTCTTGGTGAATGGTTATCTTATACAAAAGAAAGTTGGTTAGCATAATGAATTTAGACGAATTCAAAAAGCACGTTGAAGCACAACGTGAAGCAAGCAAGGCTGAAGCCCTTGCCGTTCTATCCGCTACTATTAGAAAGGAAAACGAATAATGGATTTCTTAGATTACATGGATGAAATCTACGAGGAACTCGTAGATGAATTCGGTCATGAGATCGAATCGGAATGTATCCACGAATAATCGTGTGATACATTTCACATCGACACAACGGCGTGTCGACTTGACACGGCCCGCAAAAGCTATGGGGGCAATTTGTCCCTTATGTCCGATTTAAGAAATCCCCTAAAAATCCTGCGACACGCCGAAGATCTTGTGATTTTTATCACACGGGCTGAGCGTCTCAAAATATGGAATTACTGGCTAGTAAGTAGAAAAATGTCAGACCCGTAGGCTATAATTACGGCATAACAAAAACGAAAGGTGGAAACTATGTCCGCAAATGTCTATACAATCGAAAACCTACTTGTAGGAAAAACTTATCGCTCTCGTTCAACCGAAAGCAAAATTGTCCATGCTGAGAAACACCCTCACGCAGTTTGGTATGATGGTTGCGAGAGTTATCTCGTAGAATTATCAAATGGAAAATTCCGCACACTAGCCGTAAAGGTTGGTGACTAATAATGGGATACATTGAAATTTTTAGATTAGATGAAAACGGAGCGGGCTGGGTAGATTTATCCGAAGCCACCGCCGATGAAATGCTAACTCTTGAAATTAGTTTATTTCAAGAGGGCGCTCTCTAATTTGTCAGTGCTAACTGATACAATACCAACAACAAAACGAAAGGAAAACTAAAATGGTAAAAGATGTAAAAGAAATAATCGCCGTTGCTTGTGATGAGTGTGGTGGTGCTGGCTTCCTATTTTGGGGAGATGAAAATAATTATGATGTAGAACAATGCGATTGTGCATTAGATGTGTGGGGTTTGTAATGTATAAGATTTCAGTTGCCTATGATGAAAATGCACCTCATTGGTCAAAAGAATACTCAGATGAGTTAAATGCTCATGAGGAGTTTGCTAAGTTTGTTGATTGGGGTTTTGCTGATGAGTATGCAACAATTAACTTATTTACACCAAGTGGCAAATGCTACACAAAGATTTTTCACCGAAACGGAAAGGTAGTAAAGCGATAATGATGACACGAAAAGACTATGTTGCAACTGCAGAAATTTTAAAGTATGTGAGCGACAAAACTCACCCAGCCGTTTTTTCTAAAATGGTTGTAGATTTTGCGGAGATGTTTGCGAAAGATAATCCACGATTTGACGCTAATCGTTTTTACTCCGCAAGCAATTACAAAATTCCAACTTTCACCAACTAAAAAAACAAAAGGACAGAAAATGAAATTACCAAATAAAGAAAGAATAAAAAAGGTTTTGGAGTTGCGCCGCAGTAATGCGGCAACTCCGATCCCTAGTAAAAAAATTTATTCACGAAAACGAAAACACAAAAATAAAAGTAGTTGAAAATTCAACTAGCCCGCACAAGCTGTGGGGGCATGATCATCGTTACGTCAAGTACCAACACACCCTGAAATTTTGTGAGATCTCTCACAACAAATAGATTAGTTTTTGTCGGTGCTATCCGCTATAATTACCGCATAACGAAAGGGAAAACTTATGTGCGCTGTATGCTATGGAAATGCTCACGGGCTAACTGCCTATTCAATTAAGCCTAATAATCTATGTGTTATTCACTATCAAGAATGGGCTCATGAAAAAACTTTTGACGAATTGGAAGGAACTCATGACTACTTTGAACTCGTCTAAATTAAAACGTTCTAACGATAGAAAGGTCGCTAATGCCGTCTCCCCAAATGGAAAAACTCCAACAATTGCCAACACCTTCGGCCTACCTGCAGGAAAAAACTATTCATGTCCTGGCGCAACGTCTATCTGTGAAAGTGTTTGCTACGCTGGTAAGCTCGAAAAAGTTTATAAGGGAGTAAAAGCAACTCTTCTGCATAACTGGGACCTACTACGTAATGAAGACCGTATGGGGATGTATTCTCTACTTTCCGAAATGATTGCAGAATTCAAGGCTGATTGTGTTAAGCGCAATGCTAAGATGTTATTCCGCATTCACTGGGATGGCGATTTCTTTAACGATGAGTATGCACAAGCATGGCGCTTAGTAATTGAGGAACAACCTGATATTAAATTCTGGGTATATACACGTGTAAAGTCTGCAGCGCTCATTCTTAAGGATATTCCTAACCTATCTCTTTATTTCTCTACCGACGATGAAAATAAAGATATCGCTCATGACTTACGCAAAAATAACGACGGTATTAAATTAGCGTATCTAGGAAAAACTTTTGCAGTCACCGAAAGTACTATGAAAGATTTAATTGGAAAGCCTGGTGCTAAGTGTCCTGAGAATAATAAACAAATTCCGTTAATTTCAACTAATGGTTCCGCCTGCGTATCATGCGGACTTTGTGTATATGGAAAAGCAGATGTTAGATTTAGCGCAACTAAAAAATAAAGGAGAAGAAATGAAATACTTTAATGCATTAATGGCCACGGTCCTTGGATCAGAAGAGGAGCGAGAAGCTGCGAAAAAATATTTAAAAGAAGTCGATCCTGACATTTGGGACCAGGAGGAGTAAAGGGCCCGCAAAGGAGTGGGGGCAAAACTCCTGTTACGTCAAGTTACGACACGCCCTGGATTTTGTGAAATTTATCACAAAATAAATTTACGACACGCCGAAGCTCGATTAGTAAATGTCGGTGGGTTACGCTATAATTGCGCTATCGACAAACGAAAGGTAAAAAATGTCTCAATTCGCAAACTGGAAATCGTATCCATTCACCGTTGATGGTGTGGAATTCGTATCTTTATTAGACCCTAATGGCTCTATGTATCAGCAAGTATCTCGTATGCCTGCTTCCGTATTTACTCTAATGAACGAGGGCGCTATCCGTGAGTTAATCGGAAAAGTATCTCTCATGTCTAGGTCTGAAATTCAAGACGAACTTGACCGTGTAAATGAGGGCTACGGTCAGGCTTACTTAGCCCTAGCGTAAAAATGTCGGTGGGTAGGTGTATAATCTACCCACCGCACAACGAAAGGAAATAAATGTTATCTACCGCTTCTGCTCTACTAAACGCAACTGAGGAAGGCATAATTGGTGAAAGCCAGATGCTAATGGCTTCTTATATTGTTCATAACCGAAACGATTTTTCGCAAGATGAAATGGCTAAAGCCATGTTCATGTATGCTACCGAAATTGCTTCTGCCGTAACTGATAAAGTTACTAAAGTATTACTAACTGAAACACAATTCAGAGAACTAATTGAAAGTATCACCGAAATCGAAACAATGAGAGATGAGGTATTGAACAATGGGGAGTAATCTCGCTTATGACCTTGCGTCAGATGAGCTAGGCTTAGACCTAGAAACTGCTATTGGTTATCACTTACAGGGTAATCATTACCCACCCGTCCCGCTCTCAATGGTTGAGCCTTGTATCGAGGCTATTGACGCTTATTGGGACGAGGACTACAACAAACTGATCGAAATGCCTGAAGGTGTATTTTATCGTGGAGATAAGTATGCGCCCGCCCATGCTATCGTGGAACAACACCACTTAGACGCATGGCTACCGAATTGTGACTAAACTCACACAGGCAGAGCCTACTAAATGTCGGTGGGCTCTGCTATAATTCAATCTCAACTAACGAAAGGAAACAAATGAGCACAACCCTAGAAATCGGACAGACAATTACAACCGCAAAGAGCGGTGTTGTCGGAGTAATCAAAGCAGTAGATAATCACCCAAGCGGTGTAAATCGTGTCTTGCTTGATGTAAATGGGACAGAACGCTGGACTAGCGTATCTAACTAAATAAAGATAAGACCTGAGTATGTCTATAAACTACTCCGCAATTTTTGTCGGTGGTATCCGCTATACTATTGGCTAAACAAACAACTAACGAAAGGGAAATAAACAGATGGCAAGAGGAAAAGCAATTAGCGTTAAAATCGCTACAACTAAGGTAATCAAGGCACTAGAGGGTGCGCTTGATAAACTAAACAAAGACTATGCTTCACAAGAGGCAAACGAGGCTAAGCACAAGAAGGCAATAGAAAAGTGGCAGAAAGATGTCGCTAAGTTAGCACTTGATAAGGTTAGCAAGGCAACAGACTTGTCTGCTCATACTCGCTACAATGGCGAAATAAATGTATCTTTCCAACTTCCTGCTGGAACTATCGTTCTACCTGATGAGCCAAAGAAGGACTACATCACTTTCCATGAGTGGCAGTATCGTGAGCAAAAAGAGGAAATTGAGAACGCAATTCGTATTCTCAAGATGACCGACGAGGAAGTTGTAAATACTTCAACTTATAACGCAGTTGCTCGTTATCTATAAATAAATAGTAGGGGGCTAGACAAAAATCTAGCCCCCATGCTATAATTCTAATCCCTACTAACAAAGGAACAAAATGAAAAATCGTTTTCGTGTAGAAATCTATGATGAGAACAAGGACAACGACCTTACTATTTATTCAGAGCAAGGTGTTGATAAAGAATACTTAACGGAATTAGTTTTTTCTAATCTCCGCCGCTTCTCTGGTAATGTTCGTGCTTATGTCTATGACCAACTAAAGAAAAAGAAAACAACAGCAGTTTATTTACCGATGGAAGTTATCCCAAAGAAAACAGAACTAACTAAATTGCTTGGTTAATAATCTTGGGGCGGGGATCACCCGCCCCAATTCCCAAGCTGGGCCCGCAGACGTGGGGGGTTATCCACAGCCTTACGAAAGCTGTGGAAAACGCCGTAAAATTTTGTGAGATTGATCACCTGAGACAATTCGGACATATTACATCTAACTATTGATAATGTCAGACCCCCCTGCTATAATTGCTAAATCAACCTAACTGAAAGGAAAAATTCATGGCTCATAACCTTGAAACAAATGGCGACGAAGTCGCTTTCGCTTTGCGTGGAACTCCTGCATGGCACAATCTCGCTAACCGAATCTTCTCACAAGATGAAGCGGTTTCTACTCAACTAATGCTTGATGAAGCAAAACTTTCTAATTGGAATGTTTCGCTTTCTCCTGTTGCTGATTATATTCCAGAATCTTGGAATGATACTAGCGGTGCTCAATATGTAACCCGCACAAATCCATTCAATGGTGGAACTGATGTTCTATCTGTTGTTGGTTCTCGCTATAAAGTCGTGCAGAATGAAGAACTATTCTCATTCGCAGACAATATCTTAGACGGAGATTCTCGCTGTGCTTGGGAATCTGCTGGCTCTCTAAAGAATGGTAAAGTCGTATTCGGCTCTCTTACTGTTCCTCGTGAAATGGTGCTAGACCCACAAGGTGCTAACGATAAGACAAAATTGTATCTTATTGTTTGGACATCTCATGATGGTTCTGTTGCTGTTCAGGCTGCAATTACTCCTGTTCGTGTTGTATGCCAAAACACTCTAAATCTTGCGATGAAGTCTGCTAAGCAATCTTTCAAGATTCGCCACACGCAGACCGCAGACGGCAAGATTCAAATTGCTCGTGAAACTCTTGGGCTTACTCTTGGATACTTTGACGCATTCGAAAAAGAAGCGCAGGAACTCTTCAAGCAGGAAATTACTGATAAGGAATTCTCTGACCTTATCAAAACAATTTATCCTAAGCCTGAAGATAAGTCTAAGTTGGCTTTGACTAAGTGGGAAAATAAAGTTGTCTTGCTTGATGACCTTTATCATAACTCACCAACTAACGCTAATATCAAAGGCACAAAGTGGGGCGCATTCAACGCTCTAACTGAACGCCTAGATTATTTCCGACCAACTCGGAAAAATAATAACGAATCTAAGTGGGCTTCTGCTTCAGGATTCGACCCAATTATTACCGCAGAAAAAAATAAAATTCTGCAAGTAGTAAAAGCGTTTTAATTAACGCAAAATCCTGAGCATGATTTAAAACTGCTCCACACGGTTCGTTAGCTTAGTTGGATAAAGCGCTACCCTGTCACGGTAGAGATCACGGGTTCAAGTCCCGTACGAATCGCTGAGATTTCAATATCAATATGTGAGACGCCCGCAGATCTAAAGGCCAATTTTTTGTGTTACGTATCACAAAGAAATTCCCTGGAAATCCTTGTAAATGTCAGTGTGGGCCTGTATAATTCTCAGCATGACAACCTGGACTAAATATACGTACGCATGTGACCCAAATGAATGTGACTCATTGATCGAATTTACATCCAGAGATGGATTTGGATTCCCGTCTGGAAGTGTGAATAACATCACATGTCCATGTGGGCGTGTCCCAATTCTTTTGTCAGTGCATGATGCTACAATTACACCAACAAACGAAAGGAATGAAATGGAAACAACAAGCACGGCTCCATACTCATATGATGCTAATACCTTGGTAACATATAAGTCAATTAATAATGGTGAGGTAACTTATCCTACACTTAAGGTAAATGAATTAGAGATTCATCTTGATTCATACCGCCGACTACAGGACCAGTTAGCAATTAGCAATGGACAGATTAGCAAGATTCTTGATAATCTTTCTGCAGACGGTTGGTATAATCCAAACTACGAGAAGTTAGAAGTTCTCAATGACCTATGCGAAATTCTTGGTCACGAGCCAAAGCAAACAGTTCGCATTACTGGAACTATTTCATTTGAAATCGACTACGACATTCCTCTAGAAGAGGTAGAAGATTTTGATGCACATTATTTCCTACAGGATACTTTAACTCTTGATGCATACAATGGAGACGTTGTTGTCGAATCTTGGACAGTAGAAGATTCGGACGTGAGTTACTAATGTATTTTGAATTAACTGCTCCAAACCAGTTGGCCCTGCAAAGGGCCTACTGGTCAGCGGAGATGATTGGGTTAGACCCACAATTAATTGCACCATTGACATTCAATATCGGAACTGGTAGTATTGAGAAAGTAAGTTCAATACGAGATACATATAATCTAACAGAGACTTATGTATCTGAATACGAACCAACAGGATATACTAGGAGATAAAATGGATTACCAAGACGGTTTTGAAGACGGTGTCAAGTTTGCCCGTGAGGTTATTATTGCCAATATTAGATTATGGGCTGAATCATCTGATGACGGACAAGTTTATGATGACATTGCCGACCAAATCGAATTTGGGACTGTAGATTATGACCTCTGAGGATCTAGATAAGTGGATTGGCTGTGACCAATGTGGTTCCGCCCAAGCTTTATATTTAGTTAAACTTATTGAGGGTGAGCTTGCATTCTGCGGGCATCATTATAACAAGAATAAAGAGGCCCTTGACAAAAAGGCCTTTGAAATTATACAATTGAATAAGACAGAAGAAACACCCGTAATAGAAAAGGAAGAGGTATAACGGTGGGAGATAGAGCAAATTTCGGATTTGTACAGCCGAATGGAAATACAATCGTACTATATGGACACTGGGCAGGACATCAGATGTTAGGCAAACTAGCGGACGCCGTCATCGCTGCTCGTCCACGTTGGAATGACCCAGCATATGCAACACGTATAGCAATTAGCAATATCATTGGTAATGACTGGAACATGGAGACTGGATTTGGCCTACATGTAAATGAGATTTCAGACAACGAGCACAAGATTGCTATCGTTGACTGGGAGCAACAGACATTCAGTCTTCATGAAGAGGATGATTTCCGTAATACGGAGAACAAGGTCCGTGGAATGAAGAACGAGGCGCTATTCACAATGGACCTTTCTACATTCTGTGAGAAGTATGCCTTGGATGAAATGCTAGTCAACTAATATGCTATAATATGAATAGGTCCGTGTGACCTGTTCATTGAGTAGTAGGGTGCGGCTAATTAGGTATAATCACCAAGTCGCTAAGTAAAGCAGGTTTACTTAATTCCTTTCGTTTGACTAGCAGCCCTACTTTTAAAACCCCCAGTAGCTTTCCTGGGGGTTTTTGCTTTGCCCTCAGATGGTGAGGGTAGCATATGCTATTTACGAGTGTCAAGTATTTTCCCTAAAATTCCACAATTTGAGATCAGCTTGATCAAATGTGGTGGGCATCACAGGGATATTCTATAGACAATTGTCAGTGGTGGAATGTATAATTAAGCCATATCAACGAAAGGATATACAATGCCAAATTGGGTATATAACACCTTGACAATTCAAGGTCCAAAAGAGGAAATTGATTCTATCAAAGAAAGACTGAATCGTCCATTTACATTAGCACAAGAGACATATGGTATGGGTGATATTTCATCTTCTGGATTCCCCACCAAAATTAAGCAGGTTGAATATAACAATCCTGTCTTTGCTTTCTTCAACATTCATTCATATAAGGATGACGGTATTACTGATGAAGAATATGCATGCCAGCCTGACCGTGGCAATATCGACATGAAAGACCCTGATTGGTTCCGCAAATCTGTTGAGTTTGCTAAGACCCAAAAGGATTGGTATTCATGGAATAATTCTAATTGGGGAACTAAATGGGATGTTGCTGTTCGTGATGAGGATGAATATCCAAATACAGAACTAATTGAATATAAGTCAGAGGGTGATGATAATTGGCTTGTATATAAGTATGAGACTGCTTGGTCTCCTGCCGTCACCGTTTTGCAGAAGTTGTCTCATCTTGTTCCTAACTCTCTTCTTACATTAGAATACGAAGAAGAGCAGGGTTGGGGTGGAGAACTAGAGATTGTCCGTGGTGATGTAAAAGAAATCTTAGAATATGAGACACGTTGCTATGCATGCGATTCATATGATACATTAGATTATTGCGATAATGATTGTGGTCAATTCTGTTCATCTTGTAATGAGGGCTCATGGAGAGATGAAGAGGCTATGAAAGAATGTCAGACCCACATGGTATTATTGGAATCTACAGAAAAGGTGGAAGCATGAGTTTCTTAGAAAACGAAAACCAAATGGTGATTGACGCTGAACTGCAAGAAATTGCAGAACAATTGTTAGATGATTGGATGAATTCTAATTTAGATGAAGGCCAACTGTATGCAGATTGGAGAATTGCAGATATGTCATCTAGCAATTATCTAAAAGGTAGGTTTAATCAATTTTATGATTTAGAACCTGACAACCAATATTATCTAGAGTTTGATGAGGAGGCATAATGCTAGGTTATGACTTAGAGGATTTAAATATAATGATAGATTCATTAGCAGAAGTTATTCAGATTGAAGAATCTTCTCAGACCCCGTCAATTTCTGATAGAAATCTAGGCGGACTTAAAACAAGTTTATCATTCTTACAAGGCTTATGGGCAGAGGGGTATTTTGAATAATGGAAGAAATGATCGAATATATGAAGTTACATTTAATTAGCTTGGAACAAGATTCTGAGGCTCTACAAGTTGAAATGGATTTATTTGAGGAAATGGAATCAAATGAGTACCATGCTTTGGAGATTGAGGATATCTCTACTAACGGGCAAATCATTGCTACCGCCCACTTATTGTCAGTGGCTCGTGATATACTGGCCAAAACAAAGGAGAAATAATGCAAGAGCAGGCGGACAAGTTGGACCCACATCTACAGCGCTTAGTTGAGGCTGGAGTTAGCGGCATTGATATCATGCATGGCCAATTAAAGATTGACATGCTGGAGGCAGAAGCCCGTTACGCAGAAGCACAGCGTATTGAGGAGGAGAACGACTACTCAGACGCAATGGAATCCATGGAGCGTAAGTACGAAGAAGGATTTCTAGACGCTCTCACAATGATGTACAAATATACATACGACATTAGTTTTGCCTTGGCGGCAAGGGAGGCTGGAGAATAATGGACCTACAAGAACAAACACGCATGCAGGACGTCTATCATGATATCGAAGACATCATTGAAAAGATTTCCGTGCTCCCAGTTGGACAACCCTTAGTTTGGGTTTATGTTTGGGATGTTGCAAGGGACCTATACAGAGACATTCAGGAAGGCGGAGACGATGAGTACTGCGTCACCATGGGTGAAGAAGAGGTCTGGGAATTGTTCTGGACACAGGCAGATAAAAATGGATTTAGTTTAGAATATGGGACTGAAGACCTATATGAATCACTACGTGACTGGATGATTGACCAGGAAATCATTGAACTTGTTGAGGAGGAAGATGATGAATGATCAGGAGTTAATTAATTACAAATTAGAATTAGCCCGTGCCTGGATTCAAAACGGGCACGAAGATTTGGCTAAAGATTTAGTTAGATCTATTATCGAGAGGGACGGGGGACCAAATGAGTAATTATGCACCAAGCTTAGAAATCCTGGAAATTGCATACGATGTATCACCAGGAGGAACTAGAACATTTGAGATCTATGATAAGGAAGGAATTGAACCAGTTCAGCTTCCAATATATGAGACAGAGTCCTTGACAGATGCTTGTGAATATTGCTACAATCTAGGTAAGGACTTTATTGTCCGTACATATGCTGAATGGGAAATGAGGGAATTACTTGAAGACATTTAAAGTAATTGGTCGTCTTATGTCCGATTATGCCGTCAATGTAGAAGCGGCAGATGCGGACCAGGCATACGACATAGCAGCAAATTTAGAGTCCCACAAGTGGTCTCAATTGGAAACAGATGATGTAATTGAACCAATTGAGGTGGAGCTCGTAGATATACAACTAAATAAAGATATAGAGGATGAATGGCCATCAATGGAAAATGGGATTCTAATTGAGGGCAAATAATTTCTCTTACGAGGGTATTTACAAATTCGTGAATATCAGATATAATAAATATAACCGATCATGAAAGGATCAAACAAATGACAACAAAGCGTGAATATCTAGCAAGCAAGGGAATTACTGTTGGCCGCCGTGGCCGTTTCTCAGGTGCAGCGAAGCAGGCTTTGGCAGAGGCGGAACAAAATGGAATTAAGTTCTCAGCTGAAGTCAAGACCCCAAAGAAGTAATCTCATATATTGAGACGGGGGCTGGCGAAAGTCAGCCCCTTCTGATATAATCGACAAAACGAAAGGCGGATACAATGGCAACAAAAGAACACAAGGTGGGAGAACTACTAGCAAACTCAGTAGAAGACCATTACTTCAATCCAGCAAGTCTAGGATATTATCTATCACAGCAACCTATATGGACTATCGACAGGGTCATGGAGGTAGTTCTCTGGATTATTGAGAAGAATGCTCGTGTCTATGAAGAACGGGCGGGACATCAAGAAGTCTCCGAAGGTCTTGCTATAGCATATAAACTAGACCAACTTGTAGATAAGATAAAGCAAGCAAATCAATTCAATAACATCAAACTGCCTTAGATCTAAATAGAAGTAATTGGGACAGTTGGACAGAGATGTCCAATTTGTCCCTTTTTCTTTTTTCAAAATGAGGGCAGCTTAGCGCTTTTACGACGAATGAAAAAAAATCCTGGAAATTTTGATCTAAATGTAATTAAATGTATATAGAATTTAAATAAATGTATATAGAATCTCACATAATGAGATCCAAATCTGTCAAAATTGTGGGCAAATTTTCCCGTTTACGGGAGCATTTTTATATCCCAGAAATGTTGACAGAATGGGCCAAATATGCCATTTACGACAGGTATTGACAAATCGTGGAAAATTTGCTACAAATGGGATTACGTCTTATATAATGAGATGGTCAATTACATGTATATATCTATATATAATAATTACCAATAATTGATAGTAAATTAATAACCATTTTACTCCACAATACTCCACTTTACTCCACATAAAAGGGCATAGAATGCCCATACAAGGGAGATTTTGGGAGGGGGAATAGGAGAAGCTATCCTTTAGCGTAAAACAATTTCTAAATGGTTCACAGCGCTACTTAGAGCAGATTAAACATGTAAATGGATCCTCATTTGATTTGAGGAATATCTTCTTGCATATACTGCAAGGTACTCTATATGACTCTATATATTCTATATATGCTTCTAGGTTATCTAGGATTCCCATTTCTCCCGCCCCTATTCTTCAAATGAAATTTGTGAAGCCCATATGTCGTCTTGGACCTTATTTTCTTCGACTCTTGGGCAATATTCTGGATTCTTATTGCATCTAGGAAATAGGGATGATTTATCACACTTGCATACTATACTCATATACTCCACCATCCTTGAGCTACCGCCTTTCCAGATGCTATCCAATCCTTATGTTGTTCTGCTACTAGTTTCCAATCTATTTCATGGGTCTCCCCGCCACATTTTGGACAAGGATTAGCATACATGTATTTATATGTATGTTCACAAAATAGATTATTCTTAGTCAACTAGTTTATCCCCAATTCTGGCTCTGTAACCATGCCATGTAATTTAAAAATAAAAACAGAAATACTAGTATACCAAATGCAATTTTCATTTACGAACTATTCTCCAGGCATCTCCTGTAATTGGATCTTCATTCCACCAATAATCCCAATATGGAGTACCATTATCATCGTAATCATCCCAGGCTTCCCCGCTCATATCTATATCTTCTAGACTTTCTTTTAGTGCATCCATGTCTAGTTTATATACTGTTCCCCACCACTCATAGGGATAGTCAAATAGTTTATATAACCTAAATCCAAAAGCTTCCATGAATCGGTTATGCCACTTATACTCTGAATCCCACTCTAATTTATCGTTATGTCTAAGTCCAATATGAAAGAACCACATTGAAATAGGATGAAACACATTATTGGCAATAAAGCGCAAAGGTACTATGCGTGTTCTATGCTCTGGTGTGGTAATTTCTTTCATTCTGCTACCTCTCTAGGGATCATAGCTCCACATCTTTCACAATAGTCATATGTTGAGCCAGTAAATGGACATGATCCAGCCGTAATTAGCTCTTTATGTCCTTTTATTCTACATATAATTCTACCAAGAATCATTTTACTTTAATCTCTTTCTTCAGCCCGTCGATAATTGAATCCCATTCATTATGAGTAATCTTAGAATAGATCAAGGATTCCGCCTTAATTCTACCCAATTCTCTGGCTGATTCTGGATTAATTCCAGGCATAGATTCTTCGACCAGCTTTACGCATGCTGCGTATATGGTCTGTGCCTTAAATGCCTTATCCATGCCAGTACATTCTGCTATATACATTTATGTCTTCTCTCTTTCCGCTGCACTTTTCGCTTCACTAATTGCGATCAATATGACCTAAATTAATGTATGTGTTATCTATATTGGTTATTATATTATAATTCTTTGGTTTTGTATATGGCTTACCCGCCCCATTTCTACACATTACCATGCGGTCTGAGCCAACCTTATGCCAGTCCCAGAATATGGAGGAGCTAAACTTCATGCTGCATCTGTCGCAAGTAGGGGTCATTTAGGCTCCTCGATTGGATTTCTATCTAAACTAAAATAGTTTTCATAATAGCCGTAAGACATTTTCTTTAACTTTTTATCAATAGCTCTCCACATGCCCCATTCAGTGTATGCAAGACCACCCTTACAGGCACGACTCCAGTATCCTTCATCTGACTTTGTACCCATCTGATACCACTTTTGTATCTCCCAGAATCTGGCTCTCTTTCCATATCTCCAGTCACGAGTTACTTTGACAACATACTTTGGTCGCTCAATTTTCTTTTTGCTCACACAAAACTCCTTGGATTAAATAAATTTCTCCATGAATGAAATGCCCACCCATTTTTTGTGCGGTAATAAGTAAGTTCAAAGACTGCATACTCAGTCCTTACATGATCAATAACTGTATGAGTAATGTCAGAGGTATGATAATACTTACCCTGCATAGGGCCATTAATTGCTATCATGCAAGTAAATCCAATGCTTCTTTTTGAATTTCTTCCCAGCCATCTTCATGAAAATACCAACGATTTGCCTCCTCGTTATTAATATGATCAATAATTTCTTGCTTAGTTCCCCAAGCAATGCTATTAATAATATCTTCTTTTAGTTCATTAAACTCTGCATCATTTTCACATGCCTGCAAAACATCGCATCCAGAACATGAGCCATATCCAATAACATAAAAAGAATATTTGTCCTCATTTTTTAGCAGGTATATATAATCACCCTGCCATGTTCCCATAACCCATTCTCCAAGAACTTCACCCTGAGTAGCAACTATTTGATCATAACTCATGGGTGGTAAATAGTATTCGTATGTCATTCTAACTCCTTCTCAATAGCTTTAATTCCTTCAAGGACGGGACCCCAGATAGATGACCCATAATTATCATTAAAGTATTTAAACATTTCTAGCCCCGCCTGTGTTTTAATTCCAGTAGTTATTGATATCCTTTTAAACTCTGATTTACTCATTTACCCATCATAGCATTTATACCCTTGATTACACAAGTGTCTATGCCATCTCCATATC